GCCGGTGACATGGAGATGCACACCGCTGGATCTCTCCACGGTGGTCGTAACATCTGGGCATTGGCTAAGGTCAAGGACAGCTTCTTTGACCTCTTCGGTGGTGACAAGGTGGAAGGCTTCTTGCTTTTCTCTAATCCTCACCAGTATGGCAAGAGCATCGACGTACGGTTCACTCCGATCCGTGTGGTGTGTAACAACACCTTGTCATTGTCCTTGAGCAAGCAGTCTGAGCGTATGGCTAAGATGAACCACCGTCGTGAGTTCAATGCCGATGCCGTCAAGGAAACTTTGGGCATTGCCACCGACAAGCTGGCAAAGTACGAAGAGATGGCTAAGTTCCTCGGTTCTAAGCAGTACACCAACGAGACCATCGTAGAGTACTTCAACCGAGTGTTCCCGATGACTACCGGTGCTAAGCTGCTCACCAATGAGCCGGCATCTCGTGCAGCTCGTCAAGCTGTAGAGATCTTGCACACTCAGCCTGGTGCACAGTATGCCGAGGGTAGCTGGTGGCAAGCATTCAATGCAGTCACCTACCTCACTGACCACGAGCTTGGTCGTTCGTCGGATACCCGAATGTCCTCTGCTTGGTTCGGTGCTAATCAATCCCGTAAGGTTACGGCCCTTAATCTGGCCGTCGAAATGGCGGAGGCCGCATAATGAGAACTTCTGATATTGAACTAGTCGATGGCGTATATATAGTCAACCTATACGAAGACGGGGAGCTGGTCGAAGTTCGGCCGGTTCCTAATAAGAGTCTACGATATGTTGAAGATGTTTCTATAAATTGGGACATGGGGATCATCAAGATCGATAAATAAAAAAAAGGAGATTGACTATGTATATCGTTAAGACTAACTCTGCACACATTCGTGCCATATCTTTAAAGGATGCAATTGACCACGCAGAAGTTCAAGGCCAGAAGGCTACGATCTGTGAGGAAAATAGTAATGCAGTCCTCTATGAGTGGTCACCAGACCGAGGTCTTCAACAATTCTTAGTTGATTGATTGATGGACAGCTTAAGCCAGAAATTTCTACCTGGTCTATTAGAGCGACATGAGCTGCCCAAATGGTTCATTGACCTAGCAGACTCTAGATCGTTAGGTCATATGGAGTATATTATCTGGGATACTGCCGATAAAAATATCATTCACGCAGACTATTTTATAGACGGTGAATTTCTAGAATGTAAACGATTTGACGTGAGAATTAAAAAGAGGAACACATAATGGGTAAAAAGCGCGCTCGCAAGAAGCTAGTATCTAAAGGTTTACGTACCAAGGTATCTAACGGCGTCAGGACCACCACGGACTACCTGACGAAGCTACAGAATATCTCTAAGGCATGGAAGCAATTCAAGAATCCATGGATGACCATCGAGAATCCTGATAAGTCGGCTACTAATCGACGTCATATCAAGGTACGCACCAACGATTTGTGGGGCGATCCTAAGTACTCCAAGTAATGTCACTAGGATCATTCTTCGACGAAGAGGATGTTCCTATCCAGACGGTGGCGGAACGAATCAAGCAGCGTAGATGTCAGATGCTGGTTCATTCGTACCTCTACTATGGATTAGACACACCGATCGTCAGTGATGGCCAGTGGCAATCCTGGGCTGATGACCTCGTCGAATTGCAGAAGACTAACCTACATATAGGTTTCTACGATTCGGAATTCAAGGACTGGGACGGATCCACTGGCTGTCATCTACCTCATGACAATTGGACCAAAAATAAATCAAAATACTTGTGTACTTTAATTCAGGATGGTGATATATTGGTATTATAGGGGATGTGCCCCGATCGAAAGAGATGAAAATGAAAAAAGGTGAAATGCTAAACAACATGCTTCTGCTAGCAACTACCGCACACGCAGGACAATATGATCGTGGTGGTACACCTTACATTCTTCATCCCATGAAGGTCATGCACTATCTTAAAACGACTGATGAGGAGTTAATGTGTATCGCTCTTGGTCATGACGTTATTGAAGATACGAAGACGACATATGTTGATCTGGTTAATATTGGCATGACACCACGTATCATTAATGCCATTAAAGCTCTGACTAAGCAACCTGGACAAACTTATGATGAGTATAAGCAATTAGTTTTTGCAAACGAAGATGCTATGCGTGTTAAGCTTTGCGACCTTCGTCACAACACTGATATCCGTCGCCTGAAGGGTGTATCTGAAAAGGATATTGAACGAATGGCAAAGTATCAGCGCTTTTATCTTGAAATTCAAAATAAGCTGATTGCAGGAAATTAAAATACTTGTGTACTTTAATTCAGGATGGTGTATTATAGTAATATAAATAGATTTGTTCGTTGATGCGGACTGATAACTGGTTGTGACACGGGTGCGAATCCCGTCGCCTCCACCACAGATACATTAGCCTTTGAGTGCAGTCCGAAAGGATCAAGAGATAACTTCAAAGACCTCATATAACCAAGCTAGTGTATCTTTGATGGGGGCGAATAGAATCGAGCAGCAGTGCCTAGGAATGTGGAGAACACGGTAAGAAACGACCGCCAATCAGTTCAAAACGTACAAATGCTAACGATAATAGTGTTATGGAATCTTACGCTCTAGCAGCTTAAGTAATCCGGGGTTTTGGTAGTTTCCCTAGCAACAGAATAAACTGCCACCCACACACAAACACAGGATAAACAATATGACTAAAGACAATTCACCGTACTTTCTTCGCCTAGAACTTATTAAGATTGCTAAAGATATTCTTCTAGAAGATTACCAGAATAGCAAGCTGGCCAAAGAAAATGACTATTATGCACAGCGTGAAATCAACGATCGTAAGGGGATGCCAGTTGCGCCATTCCCTATTATCCCTTTCACAGTGACGCAAGAGGCCATCATCAAGTTGGCTACGGCCTTAAATGGCTTCGTTTCAAAGCAATAAATAAACCTACATCATGGAGACTACAATGAGTGAAGCTACAGCTACCAATGGCCAGCTTAAGGCTTTCCTAGAACGTATTGAACGTGTCGAGGAAGATATGGATGCTCTGAAGGAAGATCGCAAGTCGATCTACGATGAGCTAAAGGGTGAAGGCTATGATGCAAAAATTATGCGTCGAGTCGTGCGTCTTCGGAAGCAAGATCCGGCAAAACGTCAGATGGAACAAGCAGAAGTTGACTTGTATCTGGCGGACCTTGGAGAAGTATAATGAAGAAGACGTCGCTAACTAACTTTGATGCACCTACTGTCGTCCATAATGATCAGTTTAATATCCGATCAGACGACTATCTAGACGACTTAACTTTGAATAAAATTGTTGTTCTTCCACTTAGGAGACTACAGGGCAACGTTGAAAGTAAGACCGGCAAGGACACGACTATCATTGTCATTGCAGGTTCAGGATCAATGGAGGTTAACGGTTCGAGTGTACCAGTTTCAGTCGGCGATGTGCTATGCATTAAGTCAAATGAAATTTATACCGTCATTAATGACAGTCTCGAATCCGTTTTACAATTTGTTTCAGTCTACACTAAGAACTAAGAAATAAATTGACTTCCTCCCCATAAAGGAGAAGCAAATGATTACTCTAAACTTTAAGTCAGAAGTAGCAATACTTCTGGCATTTTTAGCCATCGTCAGCATGCAAATCGCTGCATACAGATATGAATCACAAGTACCAATCGTGATATACGTTACTCAACCGGTCATGGTACCTACGCCGGTTGTTAATAAGACTCAACTTAAATGTCTTGCTGAAGCCATCTACTTTGAAGCACGAGATCAATCAATTCAAGGACAAAAAGCTGTTGGACACGTCATCGTGAACCGTACAAAGGAAGATCAATTCCCTAATACGGTCTGTGGTGTAGTCCATGAGAAGAAATCCGGACGTTGTCAGTTCTCATATTTCTGTGAAGGTCTTGGTGCACCTACTGATATTGATGCATATAATCAAGCTAAGACAATTGCTCGGCAAGTTCTACATAGTGATCATGATATCACTAGTGGAGCTCTATTCTATCATACCAAGGATGTCCATCCTGTATGGAATAGAAAGATGCAAAAGGTTGCAGATATAGGTGATCATGTTTTTTATAATTTAAAGGCGGTATAATGCAAGCTAACGATGTACTTAATAAGACAGCTGAGGTACAATGGTGTTGGGACAGATTTGACAACATCCTATTTGTTTTGAATGATAATGAATTATCTGATACTTACAAACTAGACTATGTCAAATATTTTGTTAAAATGGGACTCAAGGGTCGCCAAGATGAAAGAGAGACCTAATGGCTATTAGTACTAAGGCTCGTGATTTTTATGAGGCCATCGAGAATTTGGTATGGAAGCATGACATGGAATATATTGATGCTATCGTCATGCACTGTGAGAAGCATAATATTGAGATCGAGAGTATCGTGAACCTTATTAAAAACAATGAGAACTTTAAGAGTAAGGTTCAAATTGAAGCTGAAAACTTAAACTACCTACCAAAGACTGCTCGATTGGATTTTTAATATGGAAGCCTATGACGCATACCAAATGTGTTTGGCTCTCAAGAGGCACTTTACTCTTGGTAGCACGTATGACTTCATAAAGTATAACGGTAAGACGAATGCGTCTAAGACGTCGTTCGATACTCGGAAGGATAAGTACTCCTTCCATAAGTTATCTAAGAAGGATCATCCCCTTCATTTTATGATAGCTAATATTATTGAATATGGTCCATCGGTGTGGATCGGCGATATGGTCACTGACTCAAAGTATGAGGAGACTTATACTAAGTGGCTAAAGCGTCGAGAGTCTATCAGCTATATCTTTAAGTCTGACTTAGAGAACTTAGATGGTGACTTCGAGTCTAACTTCGTCATCGCCGATGGACAATATCCTAAGCTACTTCAACTCTATATGAAGAAGCGTATATGCATCGAGACCTTGATCATATTGAATGACATCCTCAAGTTCATTCCTCAGTGGAATAAACAGATCGAAGATACCATCATGTGGCCAGATATATATAATACATGCATCAAATACCGGCCATTCATGGAATATGATAAGGCCAAATTGAAGAAGATTGCTCTACAAACTTTATACGTATAGAATGGAGATACATGGTTAAATTGACTATCAATAAAGCCGCTAAGAATCACTATATATATAATATGGGCGGATGTAACTCAGTGGTAGAGTGTCAGCCTTCCAAGCTGTTCGTCGCAAGTTCGAACCTTGTCATCCGCTCCATATAGTACTACATAAACATACATTGCAATATAACAACATACACGGAGAACTACTATGACTATGGACTTCAATTCACTAAAGCGTTCCAGCCAATCTTCGCTATCGGCTCTAACGAAAGAGATCTCTAAGATCAATACTCCTAATTCAAAGCCTGGTGAAGATACCCGCTTCTGGAAGCCAGAAGTTGATAAGGCAAAGAACGGTTCTGCTACGATCCGTTTCCTTCCTGCACCAGCCGGTGAAGATATGCCATTCGTACGTGTCTGGGATCATGGTTTCCAAGGTCCTACAGGTAAGTGGTATATCGAGAAATCACTAACCGCAATCGGTCAGCCTGATCCAGTTGCTGAGTATAACTCAGAGCTCTGGAATATCTCAGATGACGATAACTCGCCTACTCGTAAGCAGGCACGGGCTCAAAAGCGCCGTCTGCACTTTATATCAAACATCCTTGTTATCTCTGATCCTGCTAATCCTGCTAATGAAGGTAAGGTATTCCTTTACCAGTACGGCAAGAAGATCTTTGATAAGCTCAATGATTTGATGAACCCTCAATTTGCTGATGAAGAGGCCGTCAACCCATTTGACCTATGGAGTGGTGCAAACTTTAAGCTTAAGATCCGTCAAGTTGAAGGCTATCGTAACTATGATAAGTCTGCCTTCGATGCACCTTCACCTGCTGATCGTGATGACGACCGTCTTGAAGCTATCTGGAAGAGTGAATACGCTCTAAAGGAATTTGTTGATCCTAGCAAGTTCAAGAGCTATGATGAACTTAAGACTAAGTTGAACTTGGTACTTGGCAATACTGGCTCTGGTCAGATTACTCGTGCAGAGAACATCAAGCTACCACAATCATCTGCTCCGGTCTTTAAGGCTAAGGAAGCAGCTCCTGCTGCAGTCGCAGAGGATACGGTGCCTTGGGCAACGGATGATGATGAAGATCTATCCTATTTCGAGAAGCTAAAGAAGTTAGCTGACGAAGACTAGATTCCTGGAAGGGAGATGAAGAGGGGCAGCGAAAGCTGCCCCTTTTTTTATGTGAAGGTACGTAGATCTAATGAACCACGTGGGCCTAATGTAGGCATGCTGACCGATGGAGGTGTAGAAGTCGTTGAAGAGCTTGGAGCATTGATGTTGACCATAGGGGCCTTAGCTTCTGACTTTGCATCTCTAGCTGCAGCATTCTTCTTATTCGCTTGTGTCAGCTCTTGGGTCTGAGGTGTAGGTCCATCAGATTTAGCTTGCATTGCTTGTGACTCTTGTGTTTCAGCAGGTTCACCAGGTTTACCGGCCTTTTCAGGTTGTTTACCTTCACCTTTTAGACGTTCTGCAGCTGCAAGCTTCTTGGCATCTTTACCCTTCTTGTAGTGTTTATATGCTTTGTATCCTAGGAAACCAACACCAGCAATTGCAGCAGCACCAAGGATCCAAGGTGCAGCAGCCACAGCGGCGGCACCCAATCCAGCGGCTGCAGCACCAGCACCAGCTGCGGCTGCAGTTCCGCCGGCAGCTAATGCAGCTCCACCAGCTGCAGTTCCACCAGCAGCTAACGCAGCTCCACCAGCAAGAGCAGCACCTTCAGCAACTACTGCACCACCAGCGAGCGCTGCACCAGTACCAGCTGCAGCAGCTCCGCCAGCAAGAGCAGCACCCTCGCCTGCAGCCACGGCTCCACCGGCCATGCCACCACCAGGTGGCATCTTGATACCTTGGCTAAATTTAGGTCTCTTAAGATCTTTTAATTTCTCTAGAGCTGCACGTTTTTGATTAGGTGGAAGTTTCTCTACGGCTTCAGCAGGACTTTCACCAGTAGGTGTCCTGCTAAGGCGCTTTGCTGGACGTCTACCTGCACGTCTACCACGTCTAGATCTACGTGATCGTCTTTGTTTCTTATCACCACGGTCTTCAGTTTCACGATCGCCTTGATCAGCGTGTTGTTGATTGCCTTGATCGTCTGTACCAGTTTCATCTTTAGTTGCAGGTAATGCGTCTTTGATAGCCTTTGATATAGCATCAGCAAGTTTATTGATGACGTCTGCAGCCATGCGATCGATATGGACTACAGTAGGTTTAGTGTGTTGTGTCTCAGACGCCGTAGGAGGCGCTGATGGTCCTCCAGGAGCAGTTGGTGCATTACCGTGTTCTTGATGGTACTCAGCTACTTTTTCTTTAGCTGCACGTTGACGATCCAATGCATTGAATAACAATTTTGTAGGTGGCATCGCTTTCTCAAACGACTCGCGTAGTCTACCACCAGGTCCAAAGCCCATCTGTGCACGTATATCACTCATGATACCACCCACGCGTGATTGTTCACGCACAGGACGTTCAGGTACTATAGTTGTAGGTGCTGGTGTTGCAACAGGCTCAGTAGCTTCTGAAGCGCGGACCATCTTACGGGTAGTTTCATTGTGATACCGTAATGTGCGCTCATTAAATGTGTAACCTGGTTTAATCGTAGGTGCAGTAGGTGTAGGCGCAACCGTAGGAGTAGCCGTAGTGGGTGTAGGAGTAGCTGTTTCAGGAGGCGCAGGTGGAGCAGAAGGATTACTTCTTTGTTGTTCACGTGCGTTATCTTGTTCAGCCCTACGTCTGTCTAGTGCCTTAAACAAGATTTTAGTCGGAGGCATAGCCTGTTCAAAGGACTCACGTAGTCTACCACCAGGTTTAAAGCCGAGTTGATCTGTTATACTCGTAAACAGACTAGGTACTTCAGGTGCTGGTTGACGCTCTGCAGGTGCAATTGATGCAGCAGTGTCTTCTTTATCCTTTTGTTTAACACCCATGATCTCAATGAGAGATTCGATAGATTTAGTTAACTCTTCAAGATGTTTGTTTAATTTATTATCAGTAGATTCTAATGCATGTACTTCTGAGTTTAACTTAGTATCAGTACTGTTTAATTTCTTAATATCAGCATCAAGTTGACCAACACTACCTCCTCCTGCTGGAGAAGGTAGCGGTGTTATCACTGCAGTAGTAGCAGCTTTATCTTTAATTAAAGCAGCGTCAAGTACCTTGGCGAACGATGTGTCCACTGGTTTTTTAGTTTTTTTGTCTATCCAACCAGCGGTTGTCTTTATAAAGATCTGTCCGCCAAGAGTTATTGAGTTAGCCATTAGCCATTTGATCCATCATCTTTAGTGATATTTTTAGGTGCAAACTTCTCTAGTCCAGTGAATCCTAATCCAGCAATGACGATATACATAATCGCATTGAAGATGAACTCATCGATCTTGTACCCACCGAATAGATTAGCCAAAAATCCAGTAGCCATTAGAATGACACATAGAATAGTGACTAGACGCTTAGATGATACTTGTCCATCTACATCTGACATCATCTCTTTAATTGTAGCTTTGATTCCGTTCATTGTATGTTCCTATGCTTGAAGGCGGTTGTTTTCTTCCTCAATATATTGTTGTAGCATAGCAACGTAGATATCACGTTCAAAGGGTATTAAGTCTTCAACTTCAGTTATGGAATATTTATGATACTGAAGCAGATTAAATGTTAAAACGTAGTAATTAGCCAAAGAGGTATGGCTAATGGCTACTGAAAAAAATCGTCTATACCTTGCAGAGTGATAGTCTTCTCAGTCCCTGCTGTATCTCTATAGTGAAGGTCGTGCTTTAAGACAGGCATAGTCTCAAAGAACTGAGAGATCTTTTGAAAATGCTTACCGGGAAGTGCTTCGATAAATGTATCTAGTTCATCATCGGTATAGTCTGCTGTATCATAGGTAGTCTCTTCATCATAGATCGTAGTAATACACTTCTTGACTAAAACCAATGTAGCTTCTGTATCTTCTAGATTAGATGCATCGACTGCATTCAATATCTCGATGGTAGGATATTGCATGATCACACCGAGAGTGTCATCGAACTTGATGACCAAATTATGATCATCACTGAATGTAACTTCTAGAGCATCTAGATCTACATTGAACTCATAGATCTTACCGTCAGTATTATCACGATAACGAAGCTCGACATCGTTGCCTACAGACTTTGCACGGATTTTTAGGAAGCAGTACTCTAGATCAAAGGCAGGCATTAGGCCAATATCCTTTGGTAGATCTAGCATACAGTTATTGACGATCTGACGAATAGCTCGAAGCCGATCAGCAGTCGCTTCACTCTCTTGAGCAATCAATAGAAGTTTCTCTTCTTTAACTGTAAATGGCCTAAACGTCAATTTAGTTTTATCAGAAGGTAGAGTCAATTCAAAAATTGGATATTTAATCTTAGGCAAAGACATACTATAGATCTCCTATTATGGTTTAGTTGTCACTGGTCGTACTGGAATTCCAGTAATTTGTGATGATTGAAGAGGCGCGCCACTATTACTTCCACCACGAACTTGTTGTCTAGGTGCAGGCTGTGCTGGTCTCTGTTGAGTATAAACACGATATTTAAATGATACTGGAATAAGCACAATATTATCTATTGATCCCCAACTGAGATCCACATTACCGATAGTCTCTGGAAATACATCATAGAAAGTGTATATGATGATCATGTTACCTTCAGAGTCGTAGTGCTTTATAGTTACAATAGGTGCAACGTACTCATTACGATAAGATACTTGAAAGCTGTTATCTTGGCCACCTATAATACCATAGATGCTGTCAGTCCAGTCTTTAAACATCTGAAGTAGTTCAGCCTTACCATCACTAAAGAAGTTTATATTAAGATCTGCAAATGATACATTGAGTGGGAAGTACTCTTCATATGTAGTACCACCACGACGAATCGCAGTAGTCTTTATAGTGACACTTGGAATGTTGACTGATGATGCAGCCATGGTCAATAACGGTTCATTGTTAAAGTACTTTTGTTTCAAGAATGCAGGTAAGGTGAACTCTACTTCAAAGTGAGTAGCTCGGCCGAACCCATTATTCTGTGAGAACTTACTGACGAAACTATTTGGATTAAACGCCATTACTTTAGTGCTTTCCTGCTATCTGACCAGACTTGAGAATTAGTTGCGCCTTGGAAGCTCTCGGTTGGGAGGAACAAGGCAATGTCCCATGTATTAGGAGATACTAATATAAACTTAGATCTAAACTGTGAGTACAGATATCTCTTTATACATGGTTTAAAGTCACTGAATTGAGTTGCAGAATTAAGTATATTGTAGCTAATCTTGATCTTAGCCATATCAGTTAGAGCCGGATCATTTATCTTAGAATATAGAGCATCCATCAATAGAGCTCTCAACTGCGGTTGAAGGTAGTGAAAGTTGATTCCTAAGAATCCATCATTCAGCATCTTGAATGGAAAGATCAACGGAAATGCATCGTAATACGGTAGTGTAGCCTTATGTTTAGCTTCATAGGCAAACATGTACATACTACCTGGGACTACAGAAGTTCTAATCTGAGACGTCTCTTGGAGCAGCCTGTTCGTAGATATAGAGTTATAGGTGCGCGCAGTATTACGGAACCACTTGATAGATGACGCATCACGACCAGGAACTCTACCTGTACGCATAGCCTTCTTGAGTATATCACCGAAGATATACTTTGAAGTAGGCGGTCCCCAGTTCATCCAGGGAGTAGCGTTATTGATCTTCGTGGCCATTAGTGGTTGAGTCCTAATTCTTTCTCGGTGACTATCTGAAAGTCCCAGCCTCTAGCTTCACAAAAAGCTTCAGCGAACTGCCATTTAGCTTTATTTATCACATACGTCTTGACCTCTGTAATGTACCTATTACGGTTCTTATTAGGTCTAGGTTCTTGTGTCTCTTTAAATGGTTTAATCTCTATTAAAGATTCTTTTATAGTACCATCGGCTCTTTTGATCTTGACCCAGAAGTCTACGAAGTATCTGTGCACTCTATTATCGATAGGTGATTTATATGGTACTACAATCTCTTCAGAGGACCAAGAGATAACATCTGCATGGCTATCTAAATAAGACATAAATCGGCTTTCCCAACGAGATCTATAGATGATGTTCGTTGGATCTCCGTTGTACTTCTTCGGATTATTTGGTTTAAACTTGCCTTGATACGCCATGATTTTACTATAAATATAATGAATCTACATTCTATTTATTAGGAACCAATACATGTCAGTAGGACAAGCCGCACATCCATCTACAGCTATTAAGAAAAGTAAAGAGAGTGCGCAGCCATCTCGCTTGCAGTTTCCCTATGACTATACTTTAGATAATAACTGGTGCGCGATCACATTTTATGAATATGCACGTGGCAATCCGCTTCAACCTCCTAAGAAAGAAAATGGACAAGCGATATACTTACCGATCCCATTCTCTGGAATGGAAGACAATATTAAGCTAGATTATAGTGAAGTAGCTTTAGGTGCAGCCATCGGCGGCGCACTAGGAACCGCTGGCGGGCCAGGTGGATTCGTTCAAAAGGCTGCATCATGGTGGGCGGGTGCGGGACTTGGTTTAGCTACTACAGCTGCTGGTGCAGTCGCCGATGCTGCTGGTGGTAAAGCCGGTAAAGCAGCAGCTGAACAAGCTATGGGTGTTATTAACAATCCTAATATGTCCCTATCATTTAAGGGTGTTGATCTTAGGAAACATACATTCTCATGGAGACTTATAGCTAAGACTCCAGAAGAAAGTGGTATTATTGAAAAGATATTGAATACATTTAAAACATCTGCTTTACCAAGAAAAACATTGGGCGCATCTGTTCAACTATCATATCCTAAGATAGCATACATTGAATTCTCTCCTAGAGATATTATCAAAGTCAGTAGACTTGGATGCTTCCTAGATTCAGTAAGTATAAAGTATGATGGT